GATGGTGTCCGCCGTGTCGAGGTCGGTGTAGGTGGCGATGATGCCGGCGTCCAGCGTCACGCCGTCCGGCTCAAGCGAGGAATGACCGGCGCCGAGGATGAACTTCTGCGCTTCGAGGTTGGCGCGGGCGGTGGCGAAAGAGTCCGCGATAATCTGCGCCAGGATGTCGTCGGTGTCCATGAGTTCGTCCTTGCCGATTTTGACGAGGCCGTTGATGTCCTCGACGTAGATATAATCGGTGGACGGGGTCGGGGTGGACTCGCCGGGGAGAGAGCCGAGTTCGAGCTTGCCGAATGACACGGTCGCCTCGGTCATACTCCGCTTGCGGACCTTGTCGCGGGTTGTGGGCCGGACGCGGGCAAGCTGGCGGATGACGTTGATCTGTGGGAGTTCGCGGTAAATCTCGGCCTCGATGTCCTCCGGAATGAGGTAAAGCCCGGTTGCGTCCTCGACGATAGCGCGTTTTTCGCCCGGATTCAGGGCGCTCTCGCCGTCCCTGACCATCTTGAAGAAGGCGGCGCGTTTCTCTTTCGCGCTGTTGACCTGTGCCTGCGCGGGGTCGGGCCGGTTCGGGTCGAAGCTGCGGATTTCCTCCGGCTTGATGTGGTTCATGGCGACAAAGGCGTCCTCGTCGCGTTCGAGGATGGCGACGCGCTCGTTAATTTCGTTCACGCGGTCAAGTTCCGCCTGAACGAAATCGCGCTTCTCGTCGGCCTTTTTCTTAAAGAGGGCGTTTCCCTCTTCCTGGAGGTCATGGATTTTCCGCCGGTACTCCATGACCTGCATCATGAGTTCGTTCTTCACTTCTTTGCTCCTGACTTATATTTTTGGGTAGCCGTATTTAAGGCGCTGCTCCGCCAGGCTCGCGTCAGCCCCCGTTGTTTCCGAAGGCCCCGGCTTGTCCAGTTCGGCTCTCGCCTCTTCTTTCAGTGACTCGAAATAATCTCTTAACTTGACATCCGTTTGCGGGTAGGCGGGGAAGGTGACGGGCGAAACGTCGTAGAGCCGCGCCTTCACGATATGGCGCCGGATGTCGTGCTTCTTGCCGTCGTACATGGCGTTAATCGCCTCGCCAATCTTGGCCTCCGCGCCGTCCACTTCCCACTTCTCCCCGGCCTTGCCGTCGATATTAAAGGCAAAGCTCATCTGGGAAATATCCCGGCGCTCGATCGAGGCCATGAGGTCGCGGGCGTAGCTCGTATCGGGCGGGTCGATTTCGATGGATAGCCCCTTCTCGTCCTCCGCGAGCGCGAGTGTTCCCGCCTTGTTTCGTCCTAAAATCAGGTGCGGGATATGGTTCACGAGCGCCCGGACGTCATCCCGCGCTATGGCGTCGGTAAAAGCGCCGGGGTCGATGACCTCCCGCCAGCCCCCGAAGTCCTCGGATAGCTTGTTGAAGACGGCGGCATGACCCCGAATTTTCTTCGCCTCGCCCTCGCCCTCGGCGCGAATCTCAAGAGCGTCAAAGTCGAATGTCCGGGTTTCCGGGCCTATTTCTTGAGAAATAATCTTAGTTGTCATGGGTACCCTCCGCCTTGAGTTTTTCGATGGTCATCCCGTCTTCCAGAATCAAAACCTTCGACCCTTCCGGGATTATCCCGCCGAACGATTTACGGATTGACTCGTGGGCTTCTTTCGGAAGACGTCCATTTACCCGGATTATTAAATGCTCGCCGGGGTTTATTGTAATCCGGGCAATTTCCGCAACTTCAATTTTCACTATTCCTCCGGTTCACCGCCCGCGAGCGGTTTAAGTTCTTTTTTCATAAACTCCGGAAAGTCCCGGAAGTAATCATTGAGCCACGTTTCGAAGCCCGCCGGGTCTTTTTTGAAGGCGCGGGCGATGTTGGCCTTGTCTCTTTCCGTGATACGTTTGACCGCATCGTCAACACCCCGCCCGGCGGCAGGCGGCGCGAGTTGGGCTTTCCCGGCCTGAGACATTGGCAGCATGTTCGCTTGCACATAGTAAAGGTCCGCGTTCGGGTCGGGAATCGGGTTTTCGTTTTCCAGTTCCCGGATGTCGTTCGGGGAAAGCGAGCCCAGATAAAACCGCTCGCGGTAGTATGCCGCCCGCGCCGCCGAATCGCCACGGAGAAGGGCGTTAACCATGAACTCCGTAAAATAGGTGTAACGCTCGGACGGGAGTAAGAGCTTGCGGTTGCACGTTTCCTCCCAGCGAGTGAGCCAGGGCGTCATCGTGTAGGTCACGAATTCGATGCCCTGATGCTCAATATTACTGTTCCGAACTAACACCCCATCTGCGATAAAATTATGGGTCCCGGCTACGGTCAAATCATAAACTGGAACTTTCCCAGCTTCTTTTTCAATAGTCAGGACTTTCGTGAACAATAATCCCGTTTCCGTTGCCCGCCGTTTCGCTTCACAGGGATAAATCGGCGCTTTTCGTTTGCCTCTATTGACCGAAATAGCGTGCATTCGCTCTGAGTGCATGACTGAATATGAGGATATTCTCATATTGTCTTCAGCATGGCTGCAAATAAAACCATAAAGTCTATGTTTATAAGTTTTTTCCGTACCGAAGTCACTTTCGATATCCGTGTGGAACAGATTGCCGGTTCTAACACCTGCACTCATGCAAAGATGGCGCACGTCCTCTAGTAGCTCTTTGTTCACAGAAACGTAACGGATATGCCCGGCTTTATTTACAGTACCGTCAGAATCCAGGTAACCTCTTAAGAAGGCCAATTTGAGACTTTCAGATAACCCGAAAATCCATTCCGGAATCCGTTTAGTTTTAGCCGTTCCGGATATACCAATACTCTCTAATTCTGCACATGCCAGAGTAGAGTAGAAAACGGTAGTATTTTTATCACGGCTCTTAGCTTTAAGAAGAGTAGAACCCCCGTTCTTCATTCCGTAGGGGCCGTCACATGCTCGGAATTCAGATTCTATAGCATTGATATAATGTGGCAATTGGGTATCGTGTTCACCATGGGAGATGCCAAACGTTGATTTTTCCCCAGTCTTTGAATTACGTGCAAAGAATCCATCTCCGATAATCATCCCTAACGATTCCATAAAAGCTTCAGAGCAATTTCTTGTTGGCGATGACACCGTGCCCGAATCTGGTAAGCCATTTAACGCGAGCAATTCATCTCCAATGCGAATATCCCCCGCCGGTATCCATTGAATCTCATAAGATGGGCGGGCTCGCTTGCCATTAATGACCGAATATTTACCGCGCCCGCCGGTATATGCCTTCATAACTTTACGCCGAACAGGCACGTGATGCTTCGCATTGGCGCGTAGTGTCCTGATACCAGTTTTTATTTCCAACACCTCATCGATACCGGTACAGGCCGAAGCCTCTACGGAAGATAATACCCATTTCCCGCTATCGCGACTCCACACCTTTTCGCCTGCAGCAATATCTTTAATCGCTTTATTCCCATGTTCAGTGAATATTTGAGCGTCTGCGGGCAAACAGAACGTCGCGTGTTCGAGGTCGCCGATCATGTGGGGCGGGATATGGAGGATGGTTGCAATTTCGTTCTTTTGAAACTTCCGGCTCTCGAGGAATTGCGCGTTATCCGGCGGTATGCCGATTTTCGAGTACGTCATGCCGTCTTCAAGAATCATAAGACGGTGCGCGTTTGAAAGCCCTTCGTACTGCTCGGCCATCGAGTTTTTAAGCCGGTCGAACGCCTCTTTACTGAGCTTGTTCGGGTGTTGCAAAAAGCCGCCGGTATTGGTACCGTTTCCGAAGAATCGTGCGCCGAACTCCTCCAGCCCCAGCGCGAGGCCGATAGCCTCGCGGAAAAGGTGAATCGTATCATACCCGATAAGGCCGTCATATCCGTATCCCGGCATGTGCCAGACGCGATAGGCGGGGAGATTCACGACCTTGCCGTCCGGAAGGGAGTAAACGTACAGGAGTTCTTTCGAGACGGGGTCGCGCCCGACTTTCATGCGCGAGGACTGGAGCGGCCAGATAGAGCGCGGCGCGCCGGTTGCCATATCCCAATCAATCTCGGCAAAGGCGTTCCCCCACGTCACGCACTGCCCCTGGAGGGCCTCTTTAAAGGACACGGCGGACATTTCCGGGTTAGGCTCGTCGTGGAGCAGGTAGTAAAGCCGCCGGTCGGTCGCCCGCCGTTTTCCGCGCGGGTTAAGCCGCTGGTATTCGACAAGCGGCAACTGCCCGGCAGTCTCGGCTATGAGCCGGACGCCCGCAAAGTACGGCACGCAGGTCATGGCGGACGAGGGTGACACGGATACGCCGGACTTCGACACGCCGCCAATGCCCCACAGGTCGCGGAGCGCCGGGTCTTTAATCGACCTTTTTTCGAGGGTTTTTGTGATAAATCCCATTCTTTATTTCCTTATCGCCCGTGCCCGGCGGCCATGCCAAAATAAACAAGGGCGGCCCCGGCTACCATCGCAGCGGCGGGCGGGTAAATCTGCCAGACGCCGCCGGTAAACAGGGCGGCCCCGGCGATTATCAGGATGTCGTCATATCCGAATTTAAGTTTTTTCATACGCTTAAAATACCGTGCTCTTCATAGGCGGAACGGAAGCCGTCCCCGGTCTCGCCGGAGGCTATCGCATCGAGCCGCGCCTTCCAGGAAAGGACGGAGGCCATGGCTAAATCTATCTTGTTCGGGGAGTCCGACCGCTCTTTCCTGATGACCCAGAGCGGCCTCTCCTGCTCGTCCCGCATCCTCAGTTCCTGCTTGAAGGCGTTTCCGATGTGGCGGGTGAGCCGCTTGTCGCCGTCGTGGCTTATGGTCCCGGTCTTAATCGCGGTATCATAATCCTCAAGGGCGTAGCTCATTTGTTTATAACGATTCGTCCACCAGGCAACGACCCGCTCCGTCCCGAACTCCCCGGCCCACTTGGCGACGTATTCCTGCCAGTACGGAGGGTCGCAATAGAAGCGCCAGACCTGATATTGCTGGAAGGCGGACTGCACCGCATCCTCGACCTCGTTTGCCGGGACTTCCCAATCGGTTTTGCCGAACGGGCACTCCCAGACGCCAATCACCCACTGGTAGCCGCTCTTGACGTGGGTGGCGACGATGCCGGTTGAATCGTGGAAACGGGCGCCGTCGAAGCCGAGCGTGATAACATCGCCCTCTTTGGCGGGACTCTCAGGCTTGGCAAGCTCCTGCCATTTCTGGGTATCGAAAGCCTTGTTCGCCGCCCTGACGAGCCGGTTACACCAGACCCGCTCCCAGTACGAGCGGTCGGTCGTGGGGTCGCGCCAGAGTTCGACAATGGCGTCGATGTCCCGCCAAGACGCAGCGGCACCGCTCGCCTCGATTACGGCCGCCCGCGCGCCTTCCTCGGTCGTGAGGTCATGCTCGTCCGAGGCCTGGCGGTGAAAGTAAAAGAGGCGGGAGTCCTTGACCCGCCCCTCGTTGATAGCCTTTGCGTAGTCCATGGTGGCCTCGGCCACGGAGCCGCTCCCCGGCTCCGGGGCCGTCGTGACTTCAAGCGCCCAGGCGTCGGCCTCTTTACGTTTCGGCAAGTTCGCCATCATCGTCTGGTGCGCCTGCTTTAACCTTGCCAGCGTCCACCAGTGGGTCTCATCCGCCACGGAGAAGGTCGTCCGCGCGCCGTCACGGGAGTTCGGAGAGGTCGAAAGCGATACCGCCTTGCCGTCGCCGCGCTTGCGGGTAATACGTTCAAGGCCGATGTCGAAGTCGTCCCGGAGCGGCCCCTCTTCGAGGATTACCCGGAGGGTGCCGTAACAAAGCTCGTCCGATTGCTCCTCGGTGTAAGCGACCATCGGGATATAGGGGTCGGTCACGGGTCCGCCGAGGGGATTGCCGTACTTGTCCCAGCCGACGCAGCGCACCGGCGCGTCCGGGTGAAGTTCGCAGGCGACGATCCATGCGGCGAGCTCCGTCTTGGCCAAGCCTTTTGCGAGACTCAGGCCAGCGCGCTTGAAGCGGCGGCGTCCGGCCAGCGCGTGACCTTGTGGAAAAACCTCGTACATACGCCAGATTAACGCCCGTTTCTCGTCGTCCAGCACGGCCGGCGCGCCTCGGAGGTCGCCGGGGCCGAAGACGAGATACTTTTCGATAAATTCACAGACCTGCGGCCCCAGCGTCGGGAAGACGAGGCCTTTATCATCTGGGACGGTGAGGATCAATTCTTCGCCTCTGTTTTAATCGCAGCGTAACGAGCGTTTCCGGGTGTCTTTGCGCGAGTCCTTGGGGATGCTGCCATTATTTCCCTAGCTAAAGCTTCCTGGAGCTTTAAGATGTCATGGATGATTACCGTCGTCTCCGGGAAAACGATTTTTCTTTCCCGTTCGATTCTAACGGCGGTGTCGAGCCGCTCAAGTTCGATTGCCAGTAGCTTTTTGAGCAATTCCTCCGACTGATTTACATCAGGCGGCACGGGGTTGCATTCGGGTTTATCCATTTAAAGCCACTCCCCGCCTTTTCCTCGCGCCCTTCCAGTCGCTCACGTTTCGGAGGAGCGGATGCATCAAAGCATGGCAGTCATCGCACAAAATCAAAATATTCGCCGGTTCAAATACCAATACACTGGCAATCGATGTTTCGGATACCGGAATAATGTGGTGCCCGTGCGTGGCGGGGGCGTGGCAAGCCTCGCAAAACTCGCCACGGGTCGCGCGAATCTCTTTCAAAACACTCAAATACCGCGCGTGGTTACTCACTAATTCTTCGCCTCTTCCAGAAACTTCCGGGGGTCAGGCGTTAAAGGCGAGGACTTGTTCGGATTGACGCTGCGCTTGCCGTCGGCGTCACCCCGGGCGGCGGGTATTCTTGACCGGGCCGCCGGGGTCATCCCGAATTCGGCGGCGTAAGCCTTAATCTGGTCGATGCACTTGTGAATGATTGCGACCTCCGGCCTTGCGACGTGGTTCACGGTTCCGTTTTTGCTCACGGCGTCATAGGTGAGTTCGCCGTCCAGTTCCTCGTAAGCCTGCTTGAGTTGGGCGCGGACGAGGCAATAATTCGCGAACGCCGGGCCGTCCACGAAAGTTAAAAGCCCCGCCTTGTGAAGGTCCGGGGCTTCTTTCTTCCAGATTCTTTTCGCCTCTAGCGGCAACCAGGCCGGACACGCGGGCATCCGGTTGTCTTCGTTGCGGTTTTTGAGTTTTTCGATTATCGTCGAGGCCTTCGGGTTGCGTCCCTGCTGGCCGGGGTATCCTGTCATAATTTTTACCCTCCCTGTCATTTTAGACAGACAAAAAACCGAG